GTATGCACGCTTACACGATGCAGCAGTACGCTGCCTCCCAGGGTGTTTCCCTCTCCGATCAGACGTTGAAGAACCAAGCTCAGCTTGTAGTGAGAAAGCTAGCCACTACAGCAGACTACGAAGCGCGGGTGAGAGAGCAGGCTAAGAGTGCCTATCCCGGCTATTCGGCTCAGATAGATGGAGGTCAGAGTATGATGGATATAGCTAGTCCATACATTCAGACCATGAGTCAGGAGCTAGGCATTCCCGACACAAGCATCAAACTATCCGATCCGCTCATCCATTCAGCCCTTAACGGGCTGAATGCAGAAGACAAGCCAACTGGCAAGACTCTCATGGACTTCACGTCACAGCTAAGGAACGACCCCCGATGGGGTCGTACTCAGGGTGCCCAGGATCAGGTCATGTCTGGGGCCAACCAGGTTCTCAAGGACATGGGGTTGATTAGCTGATGACTAAGAAGAAGCCTACCCAGTCCAATCAGGAAGCGGCTCAGGAGTACGGATACGTACAGGCGCTGTTCGAGGCCAACCCCGAGCTGAAGGCGCTGTTCGCCAAGGCCGTGAAGGGAACCTGGAGTGCTGCCAAGTTCCAAGCCGAGATCGTTGACACGAAGTGGTTCAAGACTCACGGACAGCAGGAACGTGACTACCTAGTTCTTCAGTACGGAGACCCAGCTACAGCACGCCAGAAGATCGGTCAGGCCACGATTCAGGCACGTCAACTAGCGGAGTCTATGGGTTGGCAGGAGACCGCAGAGAACCAGAAGAAGATTCAGGCAGTGGCTTACAACATGGTAGCCAAGGGTTGGACCAGCGAGCAGGCTCAGTACTACCTCGGCCAATACATCACCTTCAAGGGTGGCGACACAGGCGGCACGGCCGGTCAAGCCCTCGACGACCTGCACGCTTACAGCTACAACATGGGGATCAAGAACTCCGACAAGTGGTACCAGGAACAGGCTCGCAACGTAGCCCGAGGTATAGCTACAGCGGACGATGCTAAGGCATCGATCCGCAAGCAGGCTGAGACAATGTTCCCGGAGTGGCAGAAGCAGTTGCAAGCGGGACAGACCGTGGCAGACCTTGCTTCACCGTACATGCAGAGCATGAGTCAGATCCTTGAGCTGCCTGCTGGCAGCATCAACCTGTTCAATCCATCCATTAAGAAGGCTCTCCAGTACAAGGACCCAAAGAGTGGGGCCAATAGCGTTCGCCCCATCTGGCAGTTCCAGAACGACTTGAGGAATGATCCTCGCTGGAACTCTACCAAGAACGCACAGGATAGCGCCATGCAGGTGGCGCATCAGGTTCTCACAGACTTTGGAGTATCCAACTGATGGCCAAGCCAATATCAGACATCTTCCACAATGAGATGACCCACCATGAGGTAGCTCAAAGGTCAGGGGTCGGCGAGGCATTCAGGCGCGAACTTGCCAGGGCTCAGAAGCCTAAGAACGGCGGCTTTGAAGCGGAGTTGCATGGAGCGCAACGAGATGCGTTCGTTGCTATCAACGACCTCTTCGAATCGTACGGGCTGAAGAGCCTAGCCCCGAAGATCTACAGCTACATCAAGAATGGTTACTCTGGAGATACTATCTCGCTGCTTCTCCAGAAGACTCCGGAGTACAAGCAGAGGTTCTCGGGTAACGAGATCCGGCTGAAGGCCGGACTCCCCGTGCTATCGGCGGCTGAGTACCTGTCGACCGAAGCATCGTTTCGTCAGATAATGTCCTCAGCGGGTCTGCCTTCTGGGTTCTATGACCAGCCGGGCGACTTCGCCACCTGGATCGGAAAGGGTGTGAGCCCAACCGAGATCCAGTCCCGTGTGGACCTGGCAACGCAGGCAACGACACTGAGCAACCCAAGCTATCGTCAGGCTCTGAATCAGATGGGCATCGACGACAGTCAGCTAACAGCCTATTTCCTCGATCCGACCAAGGCTATGCCAGCGCTCCAGAAGAGCGCTGCTACCGCAGCCATTGGGTCGGAGGCATTGCAGCGTGGGCTTGTGTTCAACCAGTCCGACGCTGAGAAGCTTGCCACGTCTGGAGTCACTCAGGCTCAAGCGGCTCAAGGATACTCACAGATCGGCCAGTCCCTCAGCCAGTTCCAGGATCTAAACAAGATCTACGGTGGCAACTTCACTCAGCAGCAGGCTGAGGCTGCGACTTTCCTCGGAGACAAGGCGGCCTTGCAGGAAGAGAAGCGCCTAGCTGGTCGTGAAGCCGCTGCATTCGGCGGGTCTACCGGTACGGGTGCTAATGCACTTGCAAATAACACGCAAGCAAGGTAAGTTAATACATAGCAAAGCTGTACCCATCGCCAGATGGGTACTATCGGGTATATGCCGAACGGCAAGGCACTTCGTTTGGGACGAAGACCAGGTAGGTTCGACTCCTACATATCCGACTGCGGGATGGTGTAAAGGTAACACGGCAGCCTCATAAGCTGTTAGCTCCGGGTTCGAATCCCGGTCCCGCCACGGTTCTGTAGCCCAATGGTAGAGGCGTCAGATTTAGGATCTGATCAGTGAGAGTTCGAATCTCTCCAGAACTACTCCTTCACGCAATCCGGCAACGTGAAGCGTACCAAAGTCCGGTCCGTATAATCGCATGAGCTTGACTCACGTCCCCTAGGCGTGAGTCTTTGGCATGCAACCTTAAATCTAGGAGATAGCGTGACTAATTGGGGATTCGAAAACGAAGAAGAGAGCCAGGGCAACCCTAACCTTTCCGGCCCGAAGGCTCTTCGAGACGCGTACGATGCGATGAAGCAGCAGAACAAGGATCTGTCTGATGGTTTGGCCGCCATTCAGAAGGATCTACGTGATGCGAAGATCGCTTCTACCTTCGAAGCTCTAGGCGTTCCGGGTGCAAAGGATTTGTACCAGGGAGACGCAGACCCTGCAAAGGTTACTGAGTGGGTTACCACGATGAAGAATACCTTTGGGGGTCAGAATCCGGGGACGCCAGAAGCAACCCCACCAGTTCCGGAGCCAATCCTTAACGGAGAGCAGGCCGCACAGTTTCAGCGAATGACTGAGGCTGGACAGATGGGAACCCCACTGGGATCCATGGAGCAAGCTCAGGCTAACGTGAACGATGCCACTGATCTATCCGCCCTCATCGAAGCTATGAAGTTCTCACGATGAAGGGCTTTCCTAGTTAGGACTAGGCATGGCTAACGCCTTTACTGGTACGACTGCGATGTCGAACCTTGTCCAGACCGCATATGACCGCGCTCTGGAATTCGCACTACGTGCTCAGCCCACGTTCCGCATGGTCGCTGACAAGCGACCTGTTCAGCAGTCTATGCCTGGTAGCTCGGTTGTCTTCGAGATCTACCAGGATCTAGCACAGCAGATCACTCCGCTCAATGAGCTGGTTGACCCGGACGCCGTTGCGGCCGGTCAGCCTACTACTGTTTCCGTCACTCTTAACGAGTACGGTAACGCGATCCTCGTTTCCAACAAGCTGGACCTGTTCAGCTTCACTGACGTGACTGCTGGTCTCGTCAACCAGGTTGCGTGGAACCTCATTGACTCCGTTGACCTGATCGTTCAGAACGTTCTAGCGACTGGTACTCAGACCATTCGCAACGTTGTGGCTACCGGTGTTCCAAGCTATGGCTTCGGTACGACTCCCACTCAGGCAGTCGCACTGAACACTATCGACAACGCCGCGTTCTCTAACTACCACTCGACTGATGTCCGGATGGCTGTTGCGAAGCTACGTGCGCAGAAGGTTCACCCCAACAAGGGCAGCTTCTACACCACGTACATTCACCCCGAGGTCTCTCTCGACCTTCGGGCTGAGACTGGCGCTGCAGCCTGGCGCGACCCTCACAACTACAGCTCTGCTGGAAGCATCTGGGCTGGCGAGATCGGCGAGTACGAGGGTTCTGTGTTCATCGAAACCCCTCGCTGCCAGAACGTTCAGTCTGGTGCTGGCGCGGGCGCTACTCAGACCCGCGTGTTCAACACCTACACCGTGGGTCAGCAGGCGCTAGCTGAGGCTGTCGCCGAAGAGTTCCACACCGTTCGCGGTCCTGTCGTCGACAAGCTCACTCGCTTCCAGCCTCTCGGCTGGTACGGTGTCGCTGGTTGGAGCCTGTACCGTCCGGAAGCTTTGATCGTCACCCAGACGAACTCCAGCATCCACCCTAACGCGTGACCCATAGGGGCCCCTTAGCGGGGGCCCCTTTTACTTTGATCGGAGTTCATATGTCTGGACTAGATAACACCAGCTACACCGTTCGGACGTCGGCTCTAACGACCGACACCGTTCTAGCAACCGACTCGGTTGTCATCTACACCAGTTCGGCTGCGAAGACTGCAACCCTTCCTGCCGTTGCCACGACCCAGCCGGGTCGTGTCTATCAGTTCATCTGCCAGAACACGGGCGTCCTCACCCTTGACGGCAATGGTTCTGAGACTATCAATGGAGCCACCACGCTTGCCGTAACTGCGGGCACCGTTGGTGGTGTCACTGGTCGAGTCGGCATCGTGTCCGACGGTACTCAGTGGTTTACCCTGTACTCCCAGTGATCTGAAAGGGGTCTCTCTCATGGCCAATTGGTTGTTTACTACTCCGACCGTCAGAGAGACCCCCTTTGGCTGGTCTCCACTGATGGAGCGGTTCTCCATGGATCGCGCTATATCAATCGTAGAAGTCTCTCCGTGCGTATATCAGCAGACTCGATACGATGCGTACACGCAGGAACTCGGTGCAGAGAACCTGCCCGACACTCACAACTACGATCAAGACTTCTTCCCGGAAGTATCTTCGGGGCTTCATTACTTCCGTGGCGGCTACGAATGGATCGTAGATGATGCCACGAAGGCTTGCCTTATCTCATCCAACGTGGGTGTGGATGCAAGCAACTTTACTGTAGCCGATGGATTCGGAACGGGTGGTTTCGGCTTTGGACCTTTTGGGGGTTAAGTGACGTACGTTCCGATTCCTAAGGGAACACAAGACTGGGACATCCCAGTCAATGCAGCGTTCTCAGATCAGGATGCGAGGATCGACGAGAAGGCTGACCTTACTGGTGCTACCTTCTCTGGTCCGGTTGCTGCTACCGCTTTCAACGCGGATTCGTCTATCCGTGCCGCATTCTTCAAGACCACTTCCACTACCGAGCATGCTGAGACCGTCTATCAGGCCGGTACTTCAGGTACCGGCGTGGCCCTGAACGTCATCAGCGACAACTCGGCGAACAGCACAATCTTTGTTACGGGCCATGAGACGAACCGTGGCACCGTAAAGATCGCACACCTTAACCCCGGAGCTGGTGCGGTAGCAGACGCAAGCGCAGCGGGCGTGTCCATCGACCTGCAGTACAACGGGCAGGGTGGAACGGCAGCCCAGGGCATCTTTGTAACGGGCACAGAAGGCCCAACGACAGGCAATCTCATCACCCTGAGGAACAACTCCAGGGATGACTTTGTCGTCAAGGCAGGTGGCCTTGTAGGGATTCGAGTAGCTACCGCTCACGTGCCTTCCGCAGCTCTCGAAGTGGCTCAGGCCGACGATTCAACGGTGGGAATCGGTATCACTGCCAACTCTGGATCTGCTCAGCAGATGGTTCTCTTGAAGGACTCTGGTGGCAACGCCCGCTTCGAGGTTAACGCAGCAGGAAACAGCGTTCACCGAGCTACGGCATTCTACACAGGGGCCATTCAGGGAGGCGCCACGAGCGCCGACCTTGGAGGGTCGGCAGGTTTCGCCATCTCTATGAAGAACGCGACCACCGTTCCAACCACCAACCCGACCGGAGGTGGAATCCTGTACACCGAGGCTGGAGCCCTGAAGTATCGAGGCTCTTCCGGTACGGTCACTGTTATCGCACCCGCATAAGGAGTCAGCATGGCCAAGCCCAACAAGAAGGCCCCACTCGGAGAGGGTGGGAGGTTCGCCGCTGTCGCCAAGGCAGCGGGCGGAGGCAAGAAGGGAGCCGCTATCGCAGCGTCTGCCGGACGTGCCAAGTATGGCAACGCCAAGATGGCGAAGATGGCAGCCAAGGGACGAAAGGGTTCCAAGTAATGTCTAAGAATTACGATGCTGCAAAGTATCCATGTGATCCTGAATACACTACCTACCGTACGTTCCTCGAAGACTCGGAATCGAACTTCATTGGTCCAGGCGGCAAGCGGACCAACGTGGAGAACAACGAGAAGGGCATTCTTGAAACGAATCTCTTCGGTGTCATCGCTCTCCACTGCGAAGCGGATCTAGGTTCCGACCACGACCCGCATCGTCAGGGCATCTACGCTACCAATAGCGTAGGTGACAACGACTAATGGCAGGCAAGTTCAAGAAGGGCGCTCGTTGTTCGAGCGCCTGCATCACAAAGGACCATCGCACCTTTGGCGAGTGTGTGCGCAGCAAGCGGCTCAATCTGACACCAAACCTTATGGGCACACAGATCCAGAAGGAATGGGACAGGGAGCTGAACGACTACGCAAACGCTAAGTCTCAGGGCATTCATCCGAGCGGGACTACCCGCGAGAAGATTGATGAAGCAGTTCGCATCAGCAACGAAACGGGAGTCGCCTTCGGAACGTAGTACTAAGGAGATTCATGGCAGAAAACCGAGTAACTATCGAAGGCACATGGCCGCCAGGTACGGCCATTCCTGTGACCGGAACAGTAACTCCAAGCGGGACCCAGAACGTTTCCATCGTAAGCTCACCGGCAACAGTGCCCGTTAGTGGCACTGTCACCGCAACTCCATCAGGTACTCAGGACGTCAATGTCTTAGGTCAGCCTATCAATATAAACATGCCGAACAACACGGCATCCAATCCCATGTACACGTACGCTGGAATGCCAGCTGGATTGCTGTTCTACAGCTTCGCCCTTACTGAAGTCGCAGGAACTGTAGCAACCAACAACTTCCTGTCCCTATTTAATCCGGTAGCCAGCGGAAAGACTATAACTGTCTATCGAATTGTAATCTTCCCTTGGTCCTCGGCCGCCGCTACAACCACACGATCGATGACTATCACTCGGACCACGGCCGCAAGTGCAGGTACTCTAGTGGCCGCTTCCACTATTCCTAAGTTTGCCACATCTCAGGCGAACTCCATTTCTGACGTAAGGACAGGAAATCCAACGGTAACCGCCACGGGTCTAACTCTCCTGTCATTTCCTCCGGCCATCACTTCTGCTGGATCTGGAGTCGGAGCACAAAGCACGATCGTACCTCCCACGGGAGCATCTTTCAACTTGGCTCCAGGTGAAGGGATCGTCTTCAACGTCGCTGCGGGCGACGTCGATCAGCTTTGGAACCTTAGCGTCGTATGGTCAGAGAACTAAGGAGCACCTATGTTTAGTGGATTCCCCGATAGTAGTCAGATCATCTGCAACTCTAGAAACACAACGGGTACCCTGATTACCGTGCCCGCCGGATTCGGATATACAGGAACCCTGTCTATGGCGGCCAGTGTTTCCGTTCTAGGAAACTCTGCCCCAACGGTTACCGTGTCCGGAACCAACTCCATTCCAAATACGGGAACGGTCATCGGCCGACTGCACTTGAATGGACTGGCCCTAACCACAGTTAACGGTGCGGTAACTACTGAAGTCCTGGTGTATGCACCACCAGAGAATGACATTACCATCGAGTTCACGGCTGGTGCTGCGGGCACTAGTTCTGCAACCCTCAGCGGATTTACCTTCGGATAAGGAGTGACCGTGGCAGTCACGTTTGATGACATAGTAAACCGAGTCAAGCAGCAGCTTCTTGGTTACACCAAGGATCAGGCTTCGGTATCTCAGCTAGTTCAGCCGATGACTGCCACCGACACTACGTTCATGGTCGATGTTGAGACCATAACGAACCTGTCCCGTGGCATTGTCGAGATCGGTGACGAGATGATTCTCGTCAAGAAGTTCGACAAACCATCAGGCATTGTCACGGTGATGGGTGGATTGAACGGGCGTGGTGCATACAGCACCACCCCGGCCTCTCATTCGATAGATGACCTGGTCACGGACGATCCACGTTTCCCAATGCAACGGCTGAGGGAAGCTATCAACGACACCATCAACGGTGTCTACCCAAGCCTCTGGGTCTTCAAAGACTTTGAGTTCCCATACGTGGCAGCACGTTACGAATACCCGATCCCTGCCGATGCCGACGACGTATACAAGGTTGTCAACAACACCATCGGACCATCGGCCATGTGGCCTCCGGTGACTTCGTGGCGATTCAATGCCAGAGCTTCTACTACAGCAGGCCAAGTGAAGCCGACTCCAGCCCCTACGGGTAAGAGTATCGAGATCCTTGGAGCCTCTCGAATCGTTCCCGGAAGGAACGTTCGAGTCTCATATACGACCGCGCCGACAACGCTAAACCTAGGAACGGATCTGTTTACAAGCACCGGGTTCCCGGAACGTTACGTAGACTTGATCTCCTATGGGGCGTGCTGGCGCGTTCTCCCTGCCTATGAGGCAGCCCGACTACAGCAGCAGAACATCGAAGCAACAGAGCGAGCGCCACTCGTGCCCACGGGTGCCGGTGCTAGCGCTTCTAAGTTCTTCTACGGCTTGTATAACCAGCGACTAGATGAAGAGCGCACACGCCTTCAGCGACTGTTCGATTCCTACCAGACCTTCAACGCATAAGGGGTGCGCCATCACTGTCAGGTTCTATTCCTCAATCGCGCAACAGACTACACTCACAGCGTCTATAACTCCAGCTACCACTTCTATTACGGTAGCTTCAACGACTGGCTTCCCTGGCAGTACTCCCTTCACGCTGGCATTGGACTACAACTCTCCCTCCGAAGAGCTGGTTCAGGTCAACAGCGTAGCCGGTCTCAGCCTCACCATCGCCCGTGCCGTGGACGGCACGTCCGCAACGTCTCACAATGCTGGAGCTGTAGTTCGACACGTCTCGTCTGCACGAGACTTCGCTGACTCTCGTACTCACGAGAACAGCTCGGCTGCCGTCCACGGCCTGGCCGTTGGTTCCAACTTGGTTGGAACTAACGACACTCAGACGTTGACCAACAAGACGCTCACGAGCCCATCAATCACTGGAACCGTGACCGGAGGTGGAACCTACTCCTCTCCGATCCTGGCAACCCCAACGATCACCGGTGCTGCCAGCTTCACGGGCACCCAGACCACCACTGGTCTGGGTACGTTTGGTGAGATCAAGGTGACTAACCCGTCGGCGTTCAACGACAACTCCGCTGCTGTTACGTGGACGACCGAGGGAGGTCTTCACACTCCGTCATTCGGTAACGCAGTCAAGCTCTATAAGTGGAAGATCGTTGATGGCATCATGCAGGTCTACTTCTCGGTCGTCTTCGGTTCGACAACGAACTTTGGAGCAGGTGCGACAAACGGTGACAACTGGTTCATAGGTCTTCCAGCCGGTTATACCGCACTAGCGGACTGGCAGGCTACGAACATCATTTGTGGCACCGGAAGGGGAGCTCAGGGTGGCGGTAAAGCGTTCATGTTCACCGTGAAGGCCAACTCAGTTGGCACCGCGTTCTCCTTTGATGTTGCATCCGGCTTCCCGGATGGAACGGTGCCCGTGAACACCGGAGCGATGGACTCTCTAACTCCGTTCACATGGGCCTCTGGGAACATCTTCCAGTTCTCTGCGTCCGTACCAGTATCTCCGAGCTTCTGAGGAGTATCGATGGCAGATATCGTAAGCCGTATACCGTTCGAGATATCTAGCCTCGGTACAGGTAGCGGCAACGGAGCCTACGGGCTCATGGATATCCAGTACGACTACGCGGTGGGTGGCATTCCATTCCTGTCAGCTACCCGCGATCAGTGGCCGTACACCGAAGGCATGGCACCGATCCGAAAGGAACAGTTCGACTCGTTCGCCGAACCAGGCGAGCAGTCCCTTCAAGGATGGTGGCTTCGGTCTCAGTCTGACTTTGCCGATGGAGCCGGAGTCCTCTATCAGGACCCTGACTCCACCAATCCTTACGTCAGGCAGCACAACCTTCGATTCAACACCTCGTTGGGCATTGACTCGTGGCAGCCTGGACAACTCCAGCTTCTCAGGCAGACGAACACAAAGGTTCCAGACGTAGGAGCCGCCGCACCTTTGATGGTGCGGGGATACGTGGACGGCAGTGGAGTCGATGCTGCTTGGTACATGAATACCGGTACGCTCCAGAAGGTCACAGCCGCATCCAACACTGCCATCGTAGATGGCGCAGGGAACAACCGTTGGATCACTAGCTCTGGTACTACGTACTGGCTAGCTAAAGACAACGGACTATGGACCGGAGTGGATACGGGGGCTGCAGTCAACACGTTCGCTAACCCGCTCGACATGGTTGAGTTCGTCAAGGCGAGGCTTGTTGCTTCCTCCGGTCCGAACTTGTACGTGATCACGGGGGCAACTCTTCCCGCTCCGTTCTACACGCACACGAATCCAAACTTCAGATGGACCAGCATCAACGAAGGTCCCAACTCCATCCTCGCCGCTGGCAATGACGGTACTACCGGATACATTTTCAAGTTCGCACTTGATAACACAGGGGTTGTACCGACGTTCGCAGCCGGTGTGGTCACAGCAACGTTGCCCAACGGTGAGACCGTCAACACTATTTACTCGTACATTGGTACGTTCATAGGCATCGCTACGTCGGCAGGCTTCCGAGTCGGAGAGTTCGACGGAAGTGGCGATGTCAACTATGGTCCGTTGATCTTCACCATCTCCGGTGGATGCTCGGGCATCACCGGGTATGATCACTACCTGTTCACGGGGTCAACCAACAACCACGAAGGCTCTTCCGGCCTATACCGGATCGACCTTGGTGAGCAGGTTCAGACTGGTACATCCACGAATCCACTGCGGTTCGCTTACGCAAGGGACATCTATTCGAGTGGCAACCCTGGAGCTATACAGTCTGTCGCTATGTTTGGCGCTTCTAATAGAAAGGTTTACACGGTCGTAAATGCCGGGTGCATGCTCGAATCCGTATCAACCTTGATAGCAGAAGGCTACTTGACCACTGGTCGAATCCGTTTCAACACAGAAGAACCCAAGCTATTCAAGTTCTTCTCGATCAGAACTCCGGCACTAGTGGGAGAAATTGAAATCAGCCTAATCCCCGAGGGTGGTGGGGAGATTCCTTACATCACGTACGGCCCGGCCTTCGCGCCGGGACAAGGAGACGTCTCAACTCCCACTCCAGCGGGTCCACAGAACTGGATCGAGTTGAAGTTCACTCTAAGGCGCAGCACTTTAGACACGACTACCGGAGCCATCATCAACGGGTGGCAGGTCAAGGCGCTTCCAGGTTCCATCCGCCAGCGTATCATCACGCACACGTTCCTTCTCTTCGATGAAGAGACGGATAAGGGCGGGCAGAGAACTGGATACGACGGCTTCTCCAGGGTTAGGCTCGAAGCCTTCCGGGAGCTAGCTCGCAAGGGGGACGTAGTGAACTATCAGGAGCTGACTGATGACACGTCAGCTCTGGTCGTCATCGACGATTGGAAGTACACGCAGCTAGCGCCACCCGGCCCCGACGGTAACTCACTGGGTGGCTATCTCACGGCTGTTATGCGGACTGTCGCAGAAGCAGCTTAGAAACAGGGGGGATGATGGATTCGTCCATGTTCACCGCACTCCCAGCATTCGCCACCCTCGTGGGTGGCGTGTATGGCGGATTCAAATATGGCAAGAGTCAGTCTCTTACCGATGCTGAAAGCAGTTCCAACATCTCTATAAACACAGTGGAGATGCTACAGGCTCAAGTAGATTTATTGAAGAGACAGAGCGAAGAGAAGGAATACAACCTCTCCGAACTCATGGAACGAGTCAACGTACTAGAAGGGCTCGTTACGCAGAGGGCGGAAGTAGGGGAAGTTCACACCGAAGTGATAGCCATCCGAGGAACTGTAGACCGAATTGCTGGGAAGGTTGGGGCATGAACGATTCAAAGCCTAGTTGGTTCGACAAGCGCATCATAGTTGCCACCACGGAGAGGGAGCATGATGCCGTTACCTACGTGCAGCGCGTCTTGCGCTGCAATGAGACCGGAGATATGGACGAAGACACCACGTCGCACATCAGAGGGTTTCAACTTCTCTTCGGCCTCCGACCCACCGGCCTCATTGATGAGGCCACCGCTAGGCAGGTAAACAATATCTTTCCGGAAGGTGCATGATGAACAAGCAATTCCTTGACGTAGTCGAGCGAACAGCCGCTACGTTCGTACTTGGATTCCTATCGATCTTCAGCTTCTCCAATCTGGGCACCGCACACGATGCCCTTATCGCAGGAGCTGCAGGAGCTGCGACGGTAGTCTACAAGACTCTTCAGAACTTCCTCAGTAAGTAAGAGAAGCCCCACCCCGTTAGGGGTGGGGCCTTTCTTCGTTTCCTAGACTGCGCTGAACTTTCGGATGCGATCGAGAGCGTACTTCTTGCGGGTCTTCCCGTATCGTCCGGGAATCCTCACCTCAACGAGAGCCCCGATGTCAGCGTCTCGGACATACCTGCCCTTGATCCACACACCCTCGTTGAGAACCTCTACGTTAGCGAACTCAGCGTCGATCTTCCCGCTCATGTTCAACGATCCTTTCCTCTAGCTCCGTTACCCGAAGCGTCAGTTCTTCCACGTTGCGCTTTACGTCAAGGAACTGACGGATCAGTTCACTCATTTCGATTGATGAGCCCCACATCAGTCCGTCTCCGGCTGCTGAGTTCCACGCCAAGCGCCTGCGCGCTTGTGCTGGCAGGTGCATCCGTCTTCTTTGCAGTGATTCATCTTCTTGTCTCCATCGGCTTTCAGGGCACAGTTCTTACAGATCAAAACGGACCACA